TGTATCACTACATAGGGGCTTTTCTTTTGCCTTTAATTCTAGAACATATCTAGGTCAAGCTCATGGAACGTCCCAAACAATATTTTAAAGAAGGGAATAGTTACCATCAGCCCCTCAAAGGCAGCGACATATGCCTCCGTCTCTCCTTCCTCATTCTCACTTTCTATAATGTAACAAGTACTATCACTGGACTCAATATCAAAGCCAAACCCTAACCGCATTGTTATATTAAACATTGCCATCCTCCCACTTCGTCTTAGCGATGATGTAGTTCTTAACCAAACTACTCCTCACAATGTCGTCAATGCCAAACTCAATCTCTGTGAACTCACCCATGTTACGCAATATCTGCAAGAAGTCAAGAAGCCCACTGCGGTCATCACGCTTTCTCAAGTCAACCTGCCTGTAGTCACCACACAAGAAGAACTTACTTGCATGGCCTATACGGGTAATAATGGTGTCCAACTCGTGCATAGTACAGTTTTGGCTCTCATCCAAGATAACGATGGCATTGTTAAACGTAGTGCCACGGATAAACGATGTAGACAAGAATTCAACATAACCTTGTTCTACCAATCTATCCCACGCATCCTTTCGTTTAAACATCTCCGCTGCTATCTGCTTGTACGGCTCAGTGAACATACTCATCTTTTCAGCGGCATCACCCGGCAAGTGTCCCATCTCACGACCCTGCACACTTGACCGGATAATAACTAACTTGGCATAAGGGTTAGTTCTGTCCATCACCTCCTCTAGTGCCTTGTAGAATGCTATGTATGTTTTACCCGTACCAGCCACACCGGACAAAGCACCAAAGTAATGACCTTGTTGATATGCGTCAAAGAACTCCTTCTGTTTGTCTGTCTTCGGCTGTACTGTCATCATATCATCCAGCCGCATCTTTAACCCATGTTGCGGTTTAACTGGTTCGGTTTCTACTAGTTGCTTCTTACGTGTTGCCATATATTTCCTTATGTTATTACTTAACAGAAGAGCCAACACAAGGTCTTTTACAACCTTGGTTAGCCCTCTTACCCCTTAACGAATTGGACAAGCGCCGGTAGCACAATCATCATCCAGTGTATCTGACACAGTAGTCTCATCTAACTCAAAATCAACAATGTTAGCTACATACTTATCAAACACCTCTTTGGTTACAACCTCCTGTGGCAAATATGGATAACCTAAGTCGGCAGCAGTCTTTGTTGGGTCATTGCGGAACAGGAAACTTACACCAACATAGTTATCCCAATTCTCCATTAACCAATCAACAATTACAGGCACTTCATCTGCATCATAACTAATGGTTGCTGACACATTTTGTTGACACCAGTTGGTCATTAACATCTTGTATCGCTCTAGTTGCTCAACGGCACTCTCAAGATTAACCTCCATATTGTTATGCACATCAAACTCGACTGTATCCCACTTAACTGGCAACGCAACTAACACACTTTCTTTATCAAATGGGTGGTCAAACACTTTGTAGCCAGAGCCACGCAGTTTAGGAACAACTAAATCAAACTTACTGAAGACCACATTGTTAATGATGTACTTACCTAATGGCTTGTGCACACCCTCAGTGGTATCCATAATCTTACTTAACGTACCGCTTGGCTTAACAGTGGTGATGTTCTTAGGACGAGGAGTTCCAAGTTCATCTGCCATCGCATAAGCTGCTGAAGTCGCTGTTCGCTGTAACTCTGCGTAGTCATAGGATTGCAGGTCAGGACGGGTAGCAATACCAGTTAAGCCTACACCACACAGACGCAAGAAGTCGTTATTCATGTGCCACGCCTCTTGCAAGATACCGTCTCTCAAATTCACACAGGTTTGGCGGTAGTTAGCACGAGCAGCAATTTCAACTGCACGGCGTAGACCAGCACTGTCCCCATGAAACTTATTCAAATCCACTTCAGTTAAGTTACAGAAACTCTTGTTACCCAGCAAAATCTCGACACATGGGTTACTACCTTTGAACCACGGAGCACGTTTAGTTGCTGCCTGTCCATTGATAAAGCCCGGTTCGCTACCTCCACTGGCAACCATCAAACCAAATATCTTCTCAAGCTCTGACTTCAACGGCTTAGTGTTAAACACCAAGGAGTTATTAGACTGGGCACGTTGCTCATTGGCAATCCAGAAGTCCTTCTTAGCAACAGCAAACTGTTCCCACTCATCCTCACCAAACGTAAACAGAGCAATCTCAGCACTACGGCGTGATGACAATACAGTACCCATCCAGTTAACCAAGTCTAGGATGTTCATACGGGTCAACAGAGACCCTGAGCGGCGATTAAGCAACTTATGGATAGCTGTATATGCCTTACACAATGAAGCGTCACCAGAGCTTATCCAGCCATATCCTGCGAGACGGTCACCAGCGGGACGTATCTCTGTGAAATCGAGTACAAGTTCACTGGCGGGAAACTTATGGGCAACCAACTTACCGATACTTTTGGCCCATGCTTCTGCACTGTCTCCAACTTTAATTGTCCACACTCCGGTTGCTGCATCAAATGTCTCCTCGTTATGTGCCACACCTCCTTTAGTGGTGCGCTCACTTCGCTTAATAGTTAACTTAGGGATTGGTTTCTGGTATCCAGTCAACTGACCAACAATGGGTCGGAAGCCTACACCACAGCCTTGCAGCAATAACCAAAGGGTATCCACGCAGTCCATCACTGTCTCTACGTTGGTGAAGCTACAGTTAAATTGGCTTGCCTCACGCTTTTTAGCCACCTCAGTGCCACCTAGCCACAATGTACGACCTGATGTTAATACCTTACGTTCCATCATAAGGGTGCGTAGTTCATCTAGTTCGCTATCCAAGGCAACAGGGCCAGCCTCAGCACGTTGCCATAACCACTTCTGGTGACCAATAACACGGTCTACTGTCTGCTCCCAACTCTCAAAGCCTCCCTCTTCTAATGGACGGTTGTATGTGCGGCGTGTAATAACTTGTGCACGTAGGCTGGGTAAATTCTCAATTGTCATCAATGTTTTCCTCTAAATAGTCGGCTCGTTCTTCAATTAAATCATGGAATCGGTCAACAATGTCAGCGCTGTGTATATTCAACAACTCCAACAATGTTACCTCATCCATACGCTTCAGTTTATCATAAATATCAGGTAGTGTTAATGGCATTTGAAATAGTCAGGTAACTTCTGTTCATATTCTCTTAACCACGCCAAAACAGTTGGTGTATTCATCTTCTTCTTTAACTCCTCAAATGTAGCGCCTGTTACGGCAATGTCTTTCTTTGGGTTATAACCGCCTACAACCCCATAAACTGTGTACCTATGCTTGTGTTTAAGATTCGGTATTCCTAGCTTGTGCATGTTCCTGTGCCCTTTCTTTCCACTTTTTGTAATTCTTAGCTGCTTCTTGGGTTAGCCTCATTGCTAACTTTTTATCGTGCTGAAATACTTCAACAGCAAAGCGCTTGTCAATAACTAGTTTACCGTGTTTCAAGTGATACAGTTTAAGAACATCAGTTGGTCGCATACTTCTTCTCCAAATACTTCATTGACAAGAACATCTCATCAAACGCCCCATCTTCTACTTCGTTTAACATTACCAATCCCCGCCAATGACGGTTAGAAAGAATGTCCATGTAGTCTTCATCATGTAGATAGAACGACCCGGCTATGATACCACAGATTGGTTGTCCGTCTGCACGTTTACCATAGGCTACTTGTTTTCCTTGTTGGTGACCAGCAACGCAAGACATATGTAACTTATTAACAATGACAGTTGCAGAACTAGCGGGACGGCCCATAGCACCGACAGGCCAATAGTGACAGAAGCCGACACCACCGATAAAAATAGGTTTAAGAAATTCATGTACTTCCCAATCTTTGTCATAACCTAAGTCGGCAGTCGAGATGACTCCCTCTAACATAGGATTATTGTTAACTGCCCTGTTGATTCTATACTCATGGTTACCCATTGTTAAAACCATTCGCGGCTTGTATACTTTATGCTTTGTGTCCTTCTGTACTTTTTGAAGGTCTCGTAAAGGTTTAAGCATCTTTGCCATACCCATCTTCGCATATGAAATGTCATCCTTGTAACGTTTACCTTCAAAATACTTACTACCCACCTTATCGTGAGTGGACAGGGACGGCATATCTGCAAAGTCCCCAATGTTAACTATAACATCAGGACGATAATCACAGATGGCTTTCCCTGCCCATTCAAGGTGGTCAGTCTCTACGCCGGGTTTAACCTGACAGTCGGGAATGACCAGTATCTTCATTAATGCCCCTCTCTATCTAACATCTTGTCAATCTTTTAGTACACACCTACATACCCACACTCATCTAAGAACATTGCAAACTGCCTAAGTACATCACCCCAGATAGCACCCTCTTCACATACGTAGAAGTGTTCATGGTTTGTGCTTCTATTCTCTTCGTTTGTTACTCGTTTAAACAAGAAGTTTTGTGATACATCTTTCATCTTAATCCTTAAAAAGTATTGGGAACTGCTGCTTTAACACAGCCTTACATTTGTCAGCCACATCTCTATGCTCTTTCTGGGTTGCTTCGTCACACCTGATGTCAATAAAGTGCATCCAGCTACGCAACGTCCCATTCATATACATACGACTCATTGTTAGACCCTCTGGCAGCACCTTACGTGCCACCTCCTTAGCTATGCCGTTATTCAAAGCAGCAGCGTAGATACCTTTGGTCTGAGCTAACAAACTGTTTTGCATCTCGTCCCACCACCGCTGGAGTTCTCTGTCCTCTGTCGGTAGGCTGTTCTGACGGTTCTTAGTATCCTGTAACCTCACCTCTGAAGTTTCGTAGTCAGTCGCAACCGCATATCGTTGACTAAACTCTTGAAAGCTAAAGCTGCGGTGTCGCAGGATTTGTCGGGCAATGTCTCTAGTACACTCAATCTCCATACACACGTTAGCCATCTCAAATGGACTCCAGTGTTTATTGTTCTTGAGGTAACCTAATAACTTCTCAATGCTAGGGTTATCTTGATTCTCTGGGTTACTGACACGAGCCATGTACGCAATTAAGCGTTCAGCGTCAGGTGTCGCCCATACAAGTTTAACATTCATTTCTTCTTTGTTCTCTCTTTGCGCTCAAGGTTTGCTTTATCTTT